CCATCAAAGATACACCGAGTTCACCCTTTAGCGTCATGCAGTACTTCATGTGGGTATAACGAGTTATCGCGATGTACCTTTGGTGGAGGCGGCGGGTACTGCCCCCGCGTCCGAAACGTCTATTCTACTTCCGTCAACGACATCAGCTTAATATTTATATTAACGCTTTTTACCACGCGTAGACATCTTACCGTTACTACTACCAGTCTTAACGTATTTTGTCTTACCGTTAGATCTTACTTTAGTGAAAGAACCTGTAGATCCATCTTTATATTTTTTACCAATACTTGTTAATGACTTCCAAATAATCTTCATATTATTTCCTTTCCTGTTCTGCAAATTTTAATCGAGTTTTTATAAAGTCTTGAATATAATCATCTCGTTTTACTTTATGAACGTCAACACCCACTCCATCTTGACTAATAATAATCACACAATTATTAATTGGTATACTTGTTAACTCTTCATACATCACTGCATAACATGAGGTCTGTTGAAAATAACCTGTCATATGCTCTTTTAATTTTTCTTTTCGAGCAGTCTTAAAATCTATAATAGAAAGCTTACCATCAAACTCAGCAATAAGATCTACTCTGCCTGCTACTTTAAGATAACTTGAATATAAAGGTGCTTCAATGTAATGTATATTATCTACATGATCATCTAATATTTTCTTAATGTCTTTAAAGTTAGTAAGTGTGACTGGGTTAAAATTCTCTTCTAATAAAGACAAATCATTTCGAAGATACTTTTCACAATAATTATGAACTGTTGTTCCTCTGTCTGTGGCTAGCTTTGTTATTTTATTTGCTTCTTCTACACCTATTCTAGCGCGCCATTCTTGAATAGCTTTTTTATTTAAAATAGACAGTACTGTAGTAACCGACGGAAAACTACCACCTGGTGTATTATACATACGGCCATTTTCCGTCGTTGTTGCTTCTAACTCTGGTAACTCAAAATTGTGTTTAACGTAATTAAACTTTTTAAATATACCCAAGTCTGGCTTTTGAGAGAATGTACTCTTTAACGAGGCCACTTCGAACTATATCCTCTTCAGTTAGTTCGACATGATTAAAGCATTTCATTTTTTGAACAATGTCCATAAAATTAATTAAACCCTGTCGTTCTTCTTTAAATTTTAAATCAGATTGTCTAAAGTCACCACAAAGCATCATACGTGAATTGTCACCTAATCTTGTAATAACAGAATCTAATTCGTGAAATGTATTATTTTGAACTTCGTCAAAAATGACTATACAGTCATTAAGAGTAAGACCTCTTATAAACGAAGTTGACATAAACTCTATAACGCCTTTATTTTTTAAAAAATCATAAGCGTCTGATCTATCAAAGAGCTCTGAACAGATAGCATAATATGGTGCTTCATACTCTTTAGTTTTTTCTTTTTTATTACCGGGTAAGAAGCCCATATCTCGTGTTGGAACTACGCTTCTTACGATAATAATTTTCTTGTATCTATTCTCGTTTAATACTTGATTTAATGCAAGATAGAGAGATACAAATGTTTTTCCTGTACCTGGTAATCCATGAAGTAAGATGTTTTTATCATCTCGAAATAATTTAAATATTTTATTTTGATTAATAGTCTTTGGTGATATACTCTTTAGTCTAAGTGTGTTTCTAATATTCTCTGGTTCGGTTATTTTTTGTTTCTTAAGTTTCTTTCTTTGGCTACGAGTTAAGATTACGTCTGTTAGAGTAATATCGTAAGCTGCTTCCATGTTTATCCTTTACCAGGTGTTAATAGTGCTCCTTCTATGATGCTTTTTCATACGTCTTAAATGATCACGAAAACCTTGATCAGGTTTACGTATGCTCAGACTAGCTGAGTCAGCATATGCTGGAGCAACTGTAATTGTTTGTTCGATGTGAGGGTTTTCTTTAAGAAAAATGTCTAGTTCAGACATAGACATATATTGATCAAATTCACGTTTCGTATTGTTATCTCTGAATGAATACGTTGGCATTATCTATTTCAACTCCTTTTGACGCCCAAAACCTATTGACGTCTTCTCTATTTAGGGGATCTAGTCCTTGATCACTCATTTCTTTATTAATAATTGTTTCAAGAATGTCGTTATCCAAAAGAAAATTATCGATTTCAATCATAGTATTCTCCTTATATTTCTTATTATAATACTTTTCTATTAAAAGGCAACAGTTGATTATTTTCGTCGAACATATTATATTAATAATACAGGAGTAAATTATGGCAAAAGTCAAAGTTAAAAAGTCGTCAGACTTTCTTGTAAATAAGAAGTATTACGGTGATATTGAGCCGTCTAATATTAAGACTATCACAGAAGAAGTTAGAGCATATACTTGGTATCATAATATGAAAGATGCTAATGATGCTCGAAAGTATCTGTTAGAATACTTTAAAAACGATTCTAAGTATACGAAAATTATCAATAAAATTCCAGATAAATTTATTCCATTAACGTCAGCATGGATATGCAGACTTGCATCTAACTCTAAGACGACTATTAGTAAAGAAAAATACGAAAAGGTAATTAACAGTATTCTTCTTGCTAATACGGAAGAGGAAGAAGAGAAACCTAAAGTAGTTGAGCGTCCTAATATTCAAGATCGTATTAAAGAACGATTGAATGATATTATTGGTGATGTAGAAGAACTGCTAGATAAGAATGAAGTATTCAGTATGTATGAATGGCTTCAAAAGAATGAAATACCTGCTTCTCATGCAGCTAAAATTGCTGAGTTCTACAAACCTCTCTGCCATGAATATCATAATGCACTTACTAAAGATAAAGAAGGTTATGAGCATTACTCAACGAATGAATTAAAGTTCCGACTTAATCTTGTTTATAAGCTTGTAGAAGATTGCGAACGCTTTGCTGGTAATGTTAAGAAAGCTCGTAAGCCTCGTAAGAAGAAAGAAGTTACAGCCGATAAACTTCTTCGTAACTTTAAGTATCAAAAAGAGAGTAATGAGTTTAAACTTACCTCTATTAATCCTTCTAATATCTTAGGTGCACAAGAACTTTGGGTATTTAATACTCGTTACAATGTTCTTACTGTCTTTAGAGCAAGAGGTCCATCTGGTCTTACTATTAAGAGAACTACAGTAGAAGGCTATGATGAAAAAACTACTATTGGTAAGCGTGTTGGTCGTAAGACAGATGCATTACTAAAAGAAGTCTTAAACGGAGGTAAAGTAGCTCTTCGTAAAGTAATGGACAATATTAACTCTGCTAATGTAGTAGTTAATGGTCGTATTAATGAAAATACAATTCTGCTAAGGGTTCAAAGATGAAAGATAATATTATTCAGTTTCGTAAGAATACAAAAGAATTACCTAAGACAGCAGAAGAAGCTGATGAGCGTATTCTAGAAGTTAGAACTAATTATGTTAGAAATGTTACTAACAATATCTTACAAGGTATAGTATCTGATCTTAATAATTATGGATTTCCAATTAAACTAGAAGGTGGACATCTTAGAGATTTAGTAATGTTAGCTGAGATACTTAACTCAACTATGTTTAGATATATTAATGCAGAACATTTCATGCACGAAGTAGTAGATAATGTTATTGAATTAGATGGCGGAGACGCTAGCATCTCTAAAATGATTCAAGATATGGTCAATGAGGGTGAAGAGGAAGAATAATCTGATATATATTTTATATACAGATTGAGGTGAAATATGATTATTATTGATCTTAACCAAGTCAGCATTTCTAATTTAATGCAGCAGCTTGGTAATCATTTAAATTCTAAATTAGACGAGAACATGCTTCGTCATATGATACTTAATAGTATCAGAAGCTACAATACTAAATTTGGCCAAGACTACGGTGAAATTGTAATAGCATGTGATGATAGAAATTACTGGCGTCGTCAAATCTTTCCATACTATAAAGCACATCGTAAAAAAGCTCGAGAGCAATCAGAATTAGATTGGTCAACTATCTTTATTACTTTAGAAAAGATTAGAAATGAACTTAAAGAGTTTTTTCCTTATAAAGTAATTCACATTGATAATGCAGAAGCTGATGATGTTATCGGTTCACTGGCTATGAAGTATGGAACAGAAGATCCTATTCCTTTAGAGAAACCTATTCTTATTTTATCAGGTGATAAAGACTTTGTCCAGTTGCAAACATTTACTAATGTAAAGCAGTATGATCCTATTCGTAAAAAATGGATTACTCATAATAATCCTAAAGATTATCTTTATGAACATATCTGTAAAGGTGATGTAGGTGACGGTATACCGAATATACTCTCAGATGATAATACTTTTGTTTCTGATAAACGTCAAAAACCTATGACTCAAAAAAAGATCGATTTGTTTAAGCAGCATGGTATAGAAGATAAGCAAATTGAAAGAAACTTCTTTCGTAATAGTCAGCTAGTTGATCTTAAACAAATACCAGATTATATTAGAACAGCTGTTATCGATAAATATGAAGAACCGAAAACTATCGGTAAAAGTAAACTAATGAATTATTTTATAGAGCACAAACTTAAAAATCTAATGGAACATGTAGGTGAATTTTAATAATGAATAATATTAGCTATATTTTAAAAAAAATTAATGAGCTACCTCCTAAAGAGAGAGTAGTTGCGCTACAAGCAAATGACTATCCAGCTGTTAGAAATATTCTACTTTGTATGTTTGATGAAAATATGAAGTGGCTTATTCCAGAAGGTAAACCTCCTTACAAGCCTAGTCAGTTTGATAACCCTGGTGCATTGTTTAAAGAAATAAGAAAGTTTAATTACTTTGTTGAAGGTGCTGCACCAATCGCTAACAAAGTAAAAAGAGAAGCTGTCTTTATTGAGCTTCTTGAAATACTTGATCCTGAAGAAGCTGAATTGGTAATAGCTGCTAAGGACAAGAAATCACCATATAAAAATATTACCAAAAAATTAGTACAGGAGGCCTTTCCGGGACTGTTTCCAACATGAAGAGAAAAAACTTTAAAAAGTATAATGATGATTATGAAGACGGTTTACGTCAAGTTTCGTTCAATAAAGTTAAACAAGAAAAAGAACGCAAGCAAGTAAGAAATTTTAGAAATGCTTTAAAGTCAAAAAACCTCGATGTACTAATGAATTATGATGATAGATAAAATTAAAGGGGCTGTAAAGCCCCTTTTTTTATTGTGCTAAAGACTGCATTAGTCCAGTCCATTGCCCTGCTATCTTATCCCAGTTAAACCTGAGATCGGCATATGTTTTAACAAATTGTAAATAATTTTGCGCTGACTCTTGTTTAACAACATCAATAGAATTATTAAGTATACCAGCAAATTTATTTGCATGTATTGTCATATTATCATCCCATTGATACATTGTCGTAAGACCACCTGTAGTATCAGGTAATGCGCCATAATTAGGATGAACAACCATACAACCAGCACTCATAGCTTCTATAACAGAGATACAACTTGTCTCTTGCCATATTGATGGATAAGCAAATATATGTGCTTTCTTTAATGCTTCTCTAACCTCTTGATTACTTACTGAACCATGATAGTTAATTTTTGGATGAGCTTTACAGCGTTCAAATAACTCTTCGTATTGCTTATCACGTTCTGGCCATCCATATATTTTAAAACTAGAATAAACATCTAAGACAATATCATCACGTATCTTACATAGTTCTTCAAATACAGGAACTAAAATTTCTAAACCTCTATGAGGTGTAGTATGGTAGATAAGATTTATAGTTCCATTAAATTCTTTTTTATCAATATCAATGGGTTTAATAGCATTTTCGATTACTGCTGACTTACTATTAAACGGTAAACCAAGATAATCTCTATACTGTTGGTATTGCCAATTGCTTGTAAATACAAGCTTATCAAATCTATTTCTGCTAGATTCTTCCTTTAAATGTACTGCTTCTGGATCTAAAGCTAGATCATGAAGCCAATAAATTTTTCTTTTATATGGATTAATGTCTCTAACACGAGAACATATAATTTGAAATTTGTCATATAACTGAGGGTCGATACGTTCTTTAAGCCCATACATCATGAGCTCAGTACCACCCATAGCATTCTTATTTAATTCATTGATTTCAGCCATGAACTTTCACCTTCAACAAAAGTATATGATATAAGATTTTCTACCTTAAAAGATCTCCAACCATCATTATCTATGTCCCAAACAGATAATAAACCATCTTTAGGTTCTTTAACTCTGTCTGTCTTCTTATCAAATGGCTTAATATATTCTTCTTTAAGTGTACAGTTCATAGTACGTTCAGTACCGTCTATTTTTAAAAATTTAATCTGTACTACATT